CGGGTTGATCGAAGGAAAAGTAGCCATCAGCGTGTAAGCAGGCCACCAGGCCGCTTCTGTTTAATCAATTCTGCCTGTACTGCCTGCCCAATCAAGCGGCCAAGCTGATCAGCATTGCCTTGGTTGCCCTGCACTTCCGTTCCAGATGCATCGACGTTGACGACGACGCTGGTGCTGCCCATGGCGTTGTTTGGAACGATGTTGCCCTGCGCTCCAGGGACGAACAGCTCAGGGCCACGTTCGCCAACCAAGTAAGAACGACCAGCCCCAACCGCTCCTCCAAGTGCCTTTTCGCCGGAGACAGGTGGCGGTGGGGTTAGCGGAGGAAGTTGAGCGCTGCCTTCATACCGACCGCCTGGCTTCATCAATGCGTCAAACGGGTTGAAAATTGCACCCATCAACTGATTGACGCCCATCCGCAACAGCTGATTAGCGATCTGTCGGAGCACGTTAGAAGCGACTTCACCTAACGTCTTGGTCTTATCGACTGCAGCAGAAATTGCTTCGACCACTCCAGTTTCGATAGTCTGGCCAATTTGCTTGTAAACGTTTTGAAGCTCTGCGGTTTTTTCTTTTTGAATCCTCAGATTCTCGTTTAAAGCATCTTCTAATTTTTTTCTGTCTTTAATTTGCTTAAGAAGATCTTCGTAAACCTCAACCTCTTCAAGGCCAATATCTTTTAAGGCTTCACGCAGCTGGCCTAGCTCCTCCTCTAGCAAAAACTCTTCTTCTTTACCCGCCAGCTTTGCTGCCAGCAAGCTGATCTCGCGATTTAAGTTATCGCGAGCAACTTCTCCTTCCGTTCGAGTGGTTGCAAATGTCGCCAACCGCTCTTTGACTTGAAGCTGATTCAAAAGCTCTGCACTTATCAGCTGCTCCGTTCTTAATGACTGGTTTTCCAGCTCGTTTATCTGCCTTATTCGATCTTCGTGCTCAAATTGTATTTGCAGCAGGTCTCTCGCTACGTCACTACTAGACTGACGCAGTTGAACCTCGCGAGAAAATTCTCTAGCCAGATCTTGCGCTTGCTTAAGCTCATTAGCCTTTTGCTCTGCAGTTTTTTGACCATTTTTTACTCCTCGGCCAAGAGCCTTGTTAATACGTTCTTGAAGTGTTGCAAGGTCTCTAGTTCTATCGTTTTCTAGTCCTTTCAGGGCCAGAACAACAGCTCGGGCGTCAATTTCTCCGTCATTAAGACGCTTAATTATGGCTGCTTTTTCAATCTTAAAGTCAAGCTCAATCTGCTCCTTTTGCAGCTCTTGGACTCTTTCGTTGGTAAGGTCGTTGCCAGCAGCAATTATTTTTTCTTCTAACTCATACTGCTCTAGCGTTTTAAGATTCATCGCTTTTACATTTTCTCGAACCCGAAGGTTTTGGGCTTCGATAATAATTGCCGCTTGAGCTTCCTTTCTAATTTGCTCTACAAGCTCTAGCTCTTGCTTGCGAAGATCTCTGATCGCTTGTCGGTTTTGCAGGTCATTCATCCCTCCAAACTGATTGTCATACGTTCGCATACGCTCTGTTATTTCCCCGCGAACCGCCTTAAGCCTTGGGTCGTCAGATACCTGAGCTTGGCCTACAGCAGACGTTGTTTTTAAGAAATCCGCAGCAGCCCTGGTCAACGGCTCTAACGCTGCTGCGATACTGGCAAACGCTTGAGAAGCAATTTCAGCAGTTGCATTCCCAAAATCCTTGCTTGCTGCTCCAAAACGATTCAATGCAGCAACGCCATCCGCTCCAACAACGCGGGTTAGCTCAGAAGTTGCAACCTCAAGCGCCCTATTTTTCTCGCCCAGCTCTTCAATGGCTTGAATGTGCTCAAGCGTTGCAGTGTTAGCAAGGCCAGCAGCTACAGCAACAGCTTCAAAATCTCCGGAAATAGGATCAAGTGCCTGACCAAGCACTGCCGCCTGTGTGATCATTCGATCAACAGAAGCGCCAAGCACCTGCATTCCGACGGTTAAGCCGGAAAACATTTCTCCGCTTAAGCCACCACCAATCAAACCACCTAATGCTTGGCCTGGGCCACCGCCAAACAACAACGGAAAAGCACCGCCAGTGATTGCAGCATTAAATTTTTGCCCCCTAGTTCTTCCTCCGCCAAGCATTTTTTGGCGAGCGGCAAGCCTTTTCTCAGCAGCTTGATCCGCAGCCAGCCTTTCTTTGTTTGCTTTTCGATCAGCCTGCAGCTGCTCTTGCGTATTACGTAACTTCTGTTGCGCTAAATTCTCTTCTCTTTGACTCTCCTGCTGTAAAGCAACAAGTCGATCGTTGTCATAAGATTTTCTAATTTTTGCAGCGTCGTCGTTCAATACACGTATCTTCTTCAGGTCGTTAAGACGCTGAAGATTGTTAGCCCTTGCTTCTATTGCAGCCTGTTTTTCATCTGCAATTTGCTGAGCTACAGCTTTTTGTTCAGCTTCAGCTTGTTTTTGTTGCTCAACTCTTCTGTCTTTTGCGTAGCTTGCCCTGATCTCAGCCCCCTGCTTCAGCATGGAGTCAAGCTTCATCTGATCGCCAGCAAGCTTTAACAGCTGTTCGCGACCGCCTTCATAAAACTTTTTTAGACCACCCTGCTTCTCAAGCCTTTTCGTTAGAGAAATAATGTTCAGATACGCTGTATCTACACCTTCAAGCTCTCTCTTGAACTGCTGAAGCCTATTAAGACCCTTTAGGCCAACCTCAATATCTACGTTGTAATTAGCCACAGGGCGAAACGCAGGAAGTCTCGTCTCAGTCTATCGCGATGCCATTGTTCGCGCCCCTCTGCCTGTCTTAGCTCGATCCATCACCCTTTCCTCTTCTTCTGACTTCAGCTCATAAAAAGCTGCCCAGCCGATCAGCTCCTCCCTAGTCAAATGAACCGTCAGCTGGGCAACCGTCATGCCCAGTTCCTTCGCTAGGAAAAATATAAACAGCCAATCGTTCCTAGCTTTTTAGGTCTGCCTTCGCTTCCTCCACCTTGCTTTCCGCGCCAGAAGACAGCATCGCGAGCTGGATGTCCTGCAGTACAGACGCTTCAACCGCATTCTTCAACACAGCCTTCTCACCGTCCTGAAAGAGACGCTTGCCATCAGCGTCGAGAGCTTTCTGCATCATCATGTTGAGCGCAAAGTCCCCGGCATCGTCAGAGTCGGTTTTTTTCTGGATCGACTCACGCTCGCTAATGGTCAATGGATGCCAGTAGACCTCAAGCACAACCTCGCCGTCAACCTCTACAGCGTGCTTGTAAAGCTGACTAACGCCAAACTTGTTACGAAGAAGCTCTGACGCCCGCATACAAAAGAGTTATTTGATCTAACTATACTACGCTACAGCAGTAAATTGACAAGAAATAATCCCCAAATAGTGTGGACGATCCTCAAGATTCAAGACATTTGGGCCACTAATGTCTGTCACGCGGGGAACTGTACTAAACGTATCGACGTACCCTGGAGCGTTGACTGAGGTCAGCCCGTCAATCACTGCCTCGCTCAAACTAGACAGCACTGACGTTCCAGCGCTGCGTGGTACGTAAACATTGCACTGAACGACACCGCTGTAATAATCCGACGCCGCTCCTTGGTTTTGCAGCGTTGACTGCGTGAAGCTAATCGTCATGGTGATGTATTTCTTGGTCTTGCCCGGAGTCGTGTAGGCAACGTTGTCGTAGACCATCAACACCGTGTTATCAGCTGCTGCAACAGCGTCAGTGACAGCTTTTTCAAAGGCAGCACGAGCGTTTACTAGCGTCATGACTTCCTACCTCGCAGAACGGGAGTGTACTTAACAGAACGGCGAGTCTTGCTAGGACGATCGCTGATACGAACATCGCCCATATCGCGAACATCACCAAATCCTTTGTACTCCTGAAACGCTTGGTTCACCCTTTTAGCGATTTCACCCTGCACGTACCGCTGAACAGAACCGCCTTCCAAGGCGTATGCCCTGTAATAAGTGGTGTTGCCGATGTAGACCGTTCTACGAAAATCAAACTCTCGATTGATCACACCCTTTAAGTACCTAGGCACAATCGTTCCACGTTCAAACGGGGGGCAAGACGAATCGGCCTTAGGAACGCCACCTTTGGAACGGGCTTCGTTCTTCTTTGCCAAGTTTCTCCGATAGGCTTCTCTAAATTCTTCGCTACCGTCAATGCCACCTTTGCCTTTGCGATTTTTGTCGCTAGTTTCTTTTGGCTCTCGCTCAGGGCGTGTATATCCGGCAGTCCAGCTGGACGCAAAATAACCCGTATGCACAGGGCTTGCGCCACCTTCAGCTTCATCCGTGCCAAGCTCGACAACGGTGTTTTTGACGAACCGATTGAACGAGTCGAAAAAGAAGTTTTCTAACTCGTTAAAAACGATGTCACTGTTGAAGTCTTGTCCTTTAGCCATCAGAACCTCACCTGCACGATATACAGATACTCTTGATCGCCCTTGTAAGTACGAAACTCGATAATTTGAGCCACACGGTTGGAACCGGCATACTTCAACGTAATCTCGTCCTCCAACGTTGGCTGGTTGTCACCAATCTGATCGGGCGTGATATAAAGCTTGGCCTGACGTGACTCGCGCCCTTCTTGCTCCTCAGAGTTTACAAACTCAAGCGGTGCATCAAATGAGTAGGCCGTATCAGTTGTCGTTAGCGCTCCTGTGCTGGTGTTATACGTCGGAGACGCCTTACGGGTGTACGTAATCGTGTGATCAAACGATTTACCTAGGTCGGCAACAACCGACTTGGCAACGCTCTTGAACAAACTGTCGAGTGCGCCTGCCATCTCAACCCCTCACCATACGGACCTGATAGCTCCCACTACCGCCAAGGCAGTAAGCACCAAGGTAAGACTGCAGCCAAGGATAAACATCAAACACGTTATTAACTGTTCCCGTAGCCTGGCTCGAAGTGTTGTACTTGACTTCCATCTCACCGAGCTTGACTGACTCGTACAACCCCGTGTCGCCTGTCGTCCCAGTGATCGAGTCCGTATCGTTTGCCAACGCATTAGCTAGCTCAAACGTTGCGTACTTAATGTCGTTTGGAACGCTTGTGCAGACAAGCTCTACGCGATCCACGTGGTAATTGTTGCGTGGCCAACTCAGTGCTTGGCCTTGATCGCAACGATCACCGTAAAAATTCAACGTGTCGATCCAGCGCGTTGCAGAGATCAGCGCTCGATTTTTCGCATC